TTAATTACACATTAATAAATACACTATGTCATTACAAGTATTAAGAAGTAAATCACTACCGAAAGTTTTGACGGTTTTCAGATCACTTGAAACGACTATTACAGCCGCTATTGATTTGAGACTAACGATGATCGCTAGTATGAACGGTTACCCTGTACCCGCTCACGTAATCGCACGAGTTTATAAATACCTTGATCTGAGTTCTGTCAGTTCTCTAAAGAAAGGCATTCTTAAACTAAGAGATATATCACGCTTTGCATCTGATATTCTCGCTACTATTCCCCAAGTTAAAGTCGGTCGCTATCAACTTGATCGTACAGCCATCTCCGATTACATTGAGGATAACAAAAGTTCTTACGGTTACGATGTGCTATCTCCTGAAGATATCGATCTCGTGACTTTCTTTGTGACCTCATCAGAACTTATGGAAGCATCTTGGTCTCTCGATTTATCCACTCAAGGGCAGGTGAATCCCCTGATTTCTTTGGCTGAATTATATTTAAGTCTCAAATTACCTACAGCTTATAAAGTCAATAAGAAAGAAATTAGTTTCACTAGTCCCGATGTTCCTCACATTTACGTCGCCAGCACAGATCAGATTCAACCATTGAATACACTGCCGTCTATGATGAGATCCATCGCCCTTCGAGCCTCGAAAGATTCTATTGAGAAACCTGAAGATGTTGTTCAACGAGAGGATACGTTACTCAGACTTTCTGACTTACGGTTCCTTGACCACATTATTTCATTGGTAACTAACCCTGATATCTGGAACACTTTTATTCCAACTAGAACTAAAGATGATCCAAGTGCTAACGAAGAACGTGTCAAAGGGTTACGGTTATTTTCTGGTTATTTACACAGCTTATTGCTCATTCCACACTTCTTTCGTCTTGAATTGTTTCGTCAGTCATATCTTAATTATGAAGGCTGGCTAAAGAACTTTCCTGTCATCCCCGAGGATATCGAACGTAACTATAAAGAGACTGTTGTTAAGTATGATATTTTCCAATCCTCTCTTGACGCTGGAGAAATTTTTAGACTGCATGAAGACAACTCCTCAGATCTCAATTCATCCATCAAAACCTTTTTCACTGAATTTGTTACTTCATTTGGTCTTAAGGACATCGTTAAACGAGCCGAGGCATCAAGTGTCACAGACGCAAAAATTCAAATCACTGATTTAACTCAGCTGCGCGATAACAAGTATAATTATGTGATGTTATCCCATCCTCTAGGGAAGTTCGAGATGACGTATGACTTATTCCAATATCTCTTCGATTCTGATATATTCAGACAGAATATGAACGATGCTTTCTCCTCAATAGTACCCGTTGTAGGTAAATACCTTCAAGATGCTGTTGTTGAACATCTCCATAAGATAGGCTTACGTCCGGCTATTCCTTTTCATGGTAGTATTTCACCCACTCATGAGTTCAGGAATGGTCACTCCCCTACGGTGCAGAATGGCTCTTTCTTTCATCGTTATTTTTCTATCAGCAATACTTATGAGACTGAGCGGGCCATGCAGACTGATCTCCTTTACACTGTTGTTAACGCAAGGAAACTAACGAATAATTTTCCTCCTCCTTGTGTCATCGATTTTGATGGAGCAGTCACTTTCCGCACGAAACTAGGCAGAGATTGGCGTTCGCTCTATCCTTCCGCTCTTGTTACTGGTGACCGTGGTGTGGATCCTAAGAGTTTACATGATTCAGAAATTGAATTACGTCAAACCTTGGAACACATATCAGGTGAGCACTTCGAAGTCATAAGACGTTCATTTGCTACTCCATATACGAGAGAGATTTGGGCTACAATTCTATCATCTTTCTGTTTAGTTTATGAAACTTTCAACTCTGATTTTAAACCAGGGGCTGGATCTCTTACTAACGTAGCCTCTGTTGTCGCTGGTTATGGCCATCCTTACGGTAGAACTTACGATGGTCTTGCTTCTATGCAAAATTTTAAAGATGAAGATCTTATAAAGATCACTGATGATGTCTATTTAGCTATTTTACAAAAGATTCCAATGCCCAGCGAGCACATAGGTGTTAGTAATTTCACTCTAGGTGCTCCTTACTACTACTTTGGCGGTAATGGCACGACCATGGATGTTAAGAGATTATGTTTTGGTGAAGGCATGTTACAGTTCTTCCTAAGGCCAGTCTCCACTTTGCCTGATGATCCAAGGGTACTTTTCGATAAGATTTACGCTTACATTAACGATACTCTTCTGTTACAATCTGACATTTCTCTTAAATTAGGTCAGATATCAGAAGATAAGTTTCGTATCAGTCTCCCGATCACTAAACAAGCTTGGAGGAACGACCGGTTCAGCCCACTTATTGATTTTATAAAAATCTCTAAATATGGAGCTGTTGCTTCTACTGGGGTTGCTTCTAGTGAGACGGAAATTGGTAGCATGATGGAGCAAATTACAAAGAATCTTGAGGAAGCCGCCGCTGATACTACTGTTCATAAAGAACCTGAAACAAAGGCTACTTTAGGCGTTGATCTTGACAGTTCTATTAAAGAAGACTTTGACAAGGATGGTAAGAAACCTAACAAAAAGAAAGGTCTTCAACCTCCATCAACCGATGAATCTTCCGATTTAGGAACTGAAAATACTTAATACTGTAGTGTAGGTGTAGTTGAGACGGGGGTGTTCTTTAATTTATTATTGAGCATCCCTTTCTTTGTCTACTTTTGTCTACATTACTATTCTTCATTAAACTTCATTAACACTACACTTATGAGTTTAGAAATTAAGACCTCACCGTCTTTTGTTCCCTCGGTATTTCCACGTCGTAAACGCTCAGCTGAAGAAACCGACGCACAAGGTACCACTTTCCAATTACCTCATCTTTGCTCCATCCCAGAATATGTTAAACTCGTTTATGGAGTTAATAAGGTCGAAGGTATAGAGAAAGAATTTAACTTCCTTAATCGTGACAACGTTGAAAAGAGCTATGTTCCTAATAAAGAAGACCCATTTGTTTTTAAGGATCAAGCTTCTTTACATCTTTTTAAAAGTGAAGCCCACAGTTTAATAGATTGGTTAACAAATAAATGGTCAAGCCTGAATTTACCAACTATACGAGACAAAGAACGAGATATTAATATTCCGGATACAGCGGGCGTTGTGAATTCTTTGTTATCTGAGGATCCTTCTAAGTCTAAGGCAATTAACCATTTCTTGGAAGTCCGATATGAAGCAGTTAATATTGGTTCTAATATCGATATCATGAAGAAAGCCGCTCTGGTAAGATCTGTATCTCATGGTTGGTGGGTCGTATCCTATAGAGGAAAAAACACACCGCATTTAGATCACTTTTCACCTGCTTTACGTGTTTTAAATGCTACCTTTTCACATTTAAGGAACTCACCCAGATTCAAGATCCTGTTAGAAGAAACGATCAATTCTCAGGGTGATCCTTTAGACACTAACGTTGGTTATCCTTATTTCACAGCTGAAGTGGACGAGTGGGGTAATCCAATTGGGCGTCTAAAGACCATTAATTTGTTTAAAGGTATCGGTACCCAAGGGCATGATTACGATAAAGTTATATCTGAAGTTGGTTCTAGGGTCCCCGATGGAGTGATGAGTCGATATCCTTTTGCAATCTCTTCAATAAGAAGACAACAACCTGGCTATAAATGGAATCACGTTTGGAAAAACTTCCTTGGGTCTTAAAATTGATCGCGATGAACGAGGTAATACCACTAATCGAGTTGCTTTCAACGCTAGTTACATACAGAATCAAATGTTAAGCCCAGTTCAAAGTGAATGGAAGACGTTCAGGAAGCTAATTCCCGGTATTTTCTTCGATGGAAACACTAAAACTGAAGTTCTGAATGTTATCCGATCCTCCAAAAGCATAGTTTTTGAATCCGATTTCTCAAATTACGATCGAAGCATACCTAACAACCTTGCGAGTGCGATCTTTGCCATGTACGCGAGACTCACCAAGCATCCTGATTATTATTACAAGTTGCTCAAGGGTACTCACCAACATTTACCTCTCATTTGGCCCGATTGGATACCAGGAAAAAGAGGGACAGGGTGGATTTTCTGGGTTGATGAATTAGCGCTCCTGTCTGGTCTTAAAATCACTGCTGAAGTCGGGACTCTTGTTAACTTAGTCGTTATCATGCAATCTATCTTAGACGCTAAGTTGATGGATGAAAAACAGTTATTTACTTATTTAACTCGGAATTCCATAACAAGATCTACAAATCAAGACGTCTTATTTCTTATTCAGTCCGATGATACAATGTTCTGTCACAAGGATTTGAAAGTACTTCAGCGTCTTACTAACTCCTTTATATCTAATGCAAATGAAGCTGGTTTAAAAGGATCTCTTGAATTGGGTGATCGATTCCTCATGCGACATATGACTGATGGTGTTGACAGACCTTTAGCTAGTCGTATTTGGCAAAATACTTTATCCAATGAATCAGGTTATCAAGATCCTCTCAAATTTATGGTTGGTATGGTTGCTCGAACAGATGGTTTATTCGGTCTTAAAAGCGTTGATCCTTTTGCCACAGGCCGTATCCAAACGATTAGTACAACAGAACAAGAGTTTTCAATCAAGGTTATAGAGAGTCTTCTCAGATTTACCAAAACCGCAGCTCATCCTGTAGAACCCGTAAATCAGTTTCTTAATCTCATGCTTACCCACGCTAGACAATTCAGTAAATCTTCTAATGGGTACAAGGGTAATGATTCAGCTCTTAATGAGATCACAGCTTTACGAAACCGATTTATATCTTTATTGGCTGATCAAGAACTTTTAGTTGCGGCTAAGAAAGACAAGTTATATGAAACTTTTCTTTACCAGTTACACAAGAACGCTTTGTCCCCAACCACAGCTCAAGTACTTGAAGCTATGATTAAATCTAGTCCCTTAATGGCGAAGCTTTTAAATCAAATCGAGTCTAAAGAACACAATTTTTACGTCAATAGTATGAAAGAATTAAACATTCCTTTATCTATTGACTAGGAAGAGGCAGTATGCCT